CAAAACCGTAACCACCACTGGTGATGCGATTAATGGCCGTACGCGCGTTCAAGGCGTGTACTTTACAAACTCAGCTACCGAATCAGGCTTTACCCTTAAAACGGGTGGCTCGGGTGGCACCACCATTCTGGACCTTAAGACCCCGGCAGCCGCTGGAGCCTATGACCTCATCATTCCTGATGACGGTATTTTGGCCACAGATGGTGTTCATGTGACATTCGCAAGCAGTAACGTGATTAGCGTCACTGTCCTGTACGTAGGTGGAGCACCCGCCTAATGGCTGGCTGCATGGGCGTTGCCATGCGTGGCGGCGGAGCCGTCCGTAAAGGCATGGGCATCAAAACTTCGGTTAAGAGCGGTAACTTCCGCCCGACGAAGCAAGGTGCCGGCATGACCAAAAAAGGTGTTGCCGCCTATCGCAGAGCCAATCCCGGAAGCAAACTTCAAACGGCCGTAACGGAATCCAATCCCGGTCCTGCCAGAGCAAAGCGACGTAAGTCGTTTTGTGCGCGTTCCGCCGGTCAAATGAAGATGTACCCAGAAGCGGCCAAAGATCCAAACAGCCGGATCCGACAGGCCCGTCGGCGATGGAAGTGTTAGTCGATGGAAATCATGATCTGGAACATCATCCTGTCAGCGATAGTGACTGGGATGGGATTCATGCTAAAGGGTAAGTTTGATGAACTGGCTCGGCTGAATATATTGCTCAACCGGACCCGTGAGGAGATTGCGAGAGATCACATCACTCGCAGAGAAGTGGACGATAGGATCGAGAAGTTTGTCGCACACGTCGACCAACGGTTCAATCGTCTTGAAGCTAAACTGGACGAAATTCGTACTACGAGGGATTAACAATGCCTGGCAAACTTAAGATGGTCATGAAAGGCGGTAAGAAGGTTCCTTCTTTCGCTGCTGATGGCCTAGGCAAGATGAAGAAGGGCGGCATGGCCGATAAGAAAGGCCGTGCCATGAAGAGCAACAGCAAAGACGCGCGCGGTCGCGCGATGCGAGGTAAGTAACATGGCCGGACGTGGCATGGGCGCAGCCGTTCGCGGTGGTGGCGCTGTCGGAAAAGGTCCCAAGAATCACATGGTATCTGAGCCGAGCATGAAGACTGGCAAAGTCGTCATGGCTTCTAAGGGCGGTGCTATGAACCAGCACAAAAAGATGGCCATGGGCATGATGGGTGGCGGCATGGCTACCGGCTATAAGAAGGGTGGCATGGCCAAGAAGAAGGTCAAAAAGATGCGCTACGGCGGGTCTTGCGGCTAATCGATGCCTACCTCCGGCACAACAGACTTCAACTTATCGATTGACGATTTGGTTGAAGAGGCATTTGAGCGTTGCGGCATGCGGCCGACGAGCGGCTATCAGCTCAACTCCGCACGTCGCTCGCTCAATTTGCTGTTTCTGGATTGGGCCAATCGCGGCTTGAATCTTTGGACCATTGAGCAGGCGACTTACACGCTGACTCAAGGCACCAATGAGATCGCTCTGGCGGCTGATACGGTGAATGTCTTGGAGGCGATCATTCGCCAAAACAACCAGGGCATTAACACCGATGTCTACATCGAGCGCATCAGCCGCGAGGACTGGTTAAACGTTCCAGACAAGACAACGCAGGCTCGTCCGGCGCAGTTTTATGTTCAGCGAACCAACATCCCCAAGGTGTTCTTCTACCCGGCGGCCGATCAAACCTACACGTTTGTCTACTACCGGATTCGTCGGATTCAAGACGCTGGCGCATACACCAATGATGCGGACATTAATTTTCGCTTCTTGCCGTGTCTTGCGTCGGGACTGGCTTATCAGTTGTCGTTGAAGTTTGCTCCAGATCGCACGGCGGCGCTTAAGGCAATTTACGAGGAAGACTTTAACCGAGCGGCCATGGAGGATCGGGACACTGCGAGTGTGCAGTTCATCCCGGACATGGGGGTCTAAGTGGCCTACGCAACCGGCAAGTTTTCATACGGGCTGTGCGACTACTGTGGGCAGCGGTATGCCTACAACACCCTGCGCAAGAACTGGCAGGGGTACATGGTCTGCCCGGACGATTACGAGCCGAAGGAGCCGCAGCTCGAGCCGTTGCGTTACCGAGGTGACGCCATTGCTCTGCGCGATCCGAGGCCTGATCGTATCGAACCAGTGTCCGTGTTTGTCGGTGCTCCGGGTTTTACGGCTTTTCAAAGTTACGGATCTGCTCGTAACACGAATGATATGCGGCCCTATGTTGAGGGCCAGGCTTTGATCGCTCAAGGCGTAGTGGGGTCAGTTTCGGTGGCTACATCATGACGTACGACGAATTAGTCACGAACATTCGGAACTACACCGAGGTGAACGCTAACGTGTTCACCAATGCGGTGATCAATACGTTTATCACGATGGCTGAGAACCAAATTCTCCGCGAAATCGACTTAGACGTATTCAAGCTCGAAGTGTCAGGAAACATGACTTCGGGCAACAAGTTTTTGACTGCCCCCAGCGACATCCTGACGCATCGCTACATGATGATCACGTCGGGCACAAATCAGATTTTCTTGGACTTTCGGGACACCTCCTTCATGAAGGAGTACTGGCCAAACGGATCGTCTACGGGTACACCCAAGTACTATTCGGTGTGGGACCAAAACACGTTCTACATCGCGCCTACCCCTAATGCGAATTTTGCTGTGGAACTCGGATATATCTATCGACCGGCCCAGCTTTCGCCGACCACGCCGACTACCTGGATCAGCACAAATGCTCCGGAAGCCCTGCTCTATGCCTGTTTGATTCAGGCCTACAGCTACACCAAGGGCCCGGATAACATGCTCCAGTACTTCAAAAACTCGTATCGTGAAGCGATCCAGGGTCTGGGTATTGAGCAGCAGGGACGCCGACGCCGCGATGAGTACCGCGATGGTATGATTCGTCTACCGCTTAAATCGGAGTCGCCTGGCCCATGATTACTGTAGAAATGCCCGTCGTGATGAGTGGCGTATCGGTTGCCACCACTACCAATCGTGGATGGTCAATCGAGGAGCTTGCCCAACGGGCATCAGACAAGATTGTTTTCGTCGGGGACCAGTCGCATCCGGCTGTCCAGGCGCAGGCGCGCGCGTTCAAGGATCGCGTCACCCACGTGGTCGCCTTCTATCTGAAGGAGGCCGTCGAGCAAGACCGTCTCACGCTTGCAAACAAGCTTCGTGAGGCGGGGCATCCAGAGCTGGTTCATTTACTAGGAGAGTAAGATGGCATTTTCAGGTAACTACATGTGCACCAGCTTTAAGGTAGAGCTGATGAAGGCGGTGCACAATTTCACCACCGGCACGGGCAATACCTTCAAGCTCGCGCTCTACGACAACAACGCTTCTTTTACGGCGGCGACTACGGCCTATACAGCCACTGACGAAGTACCGGCCACGGGCTCGTATTCGGCTGGCGGTGGCGCGTTGACCAATGTCACCCCGACGTCGAGTGGTACTACGGCGTTTACGGACTTTGCGGATCTGTCTTTCACGAGTGCGACGATCACGGCCTATGGCGCGTTGATCTACAACGACTCGGCGGCAGGAGATCCGACGGTGTGCGTGCTTGATTTTGGCGGAGCGAAGTCTTCGACCAACGGCACGTTCACGATCATTTTCCCGACCGCCGACGCTACCAGCGCGATTATCCGCATCGCCTAATTAAGAGGCGAAAGTGGCCGATGCTGTTGTTGCTCTCCAGGGATGGAATGCCACTGGCGTAAGCTGGGGCGTCGGTCCGTGGGGTGAGGCTTCTGTCTCGGTTTCCGGGACAGGGCAGACAGGTTCGGTCGCTTTAACTGGCGACGCCGCAGTTACTCTTACTGGAGTACAGGCGTCCGGCGCTGTTGGGACTGCCGATGTTGGGTCCCTCGTCGACGTTGACGTCACAGGCGTCAGCGGAACTTCGGCTGTTGGCGCGGTTTGGATTGCGGCTGGCGATGAGGATGTTGTCGTAGCCTTTGATGGCTGGAACAACATCGGCGGCTGGGGAAACGGTCCTTGGGGCCAGACATCTATCGTACTGCCGACCGGCATAGGAGCCGTCGGCAGCGTTGTAGTTGTTGCAAACGTAGATGTACCGGTAACAGGCCTTCAGGCGACCGCCTTTGTCGGCACGGTTACGGTCGAGGCAATAACCCCGGTCAACGTCACTGGGCTAGAAGCCACGGCTTCCGTCGGCACTGTAACCGTAGCTGCTGCGGCAGACGTCTCGGTCACTGGGCTAGAAGCCACGGCTTCCGTCGGCACTGTAACCGTTACCGCGAACGCCGATGTACTTCCAACAGGGGTTTCGGCTACAGGATTCATCGGCCAGGCAACGATAGTCGCCGATGCAAACCTCACGCTGACTGGCGTTTCGGCGACGGCCTTTGTAGGCCAAGCGACGGTTCAGGCTGGTGCAACAGCCTCTGTTACGGGCGTTTCGGCGACGGGGCAGGTTGGCTCCGTTACGGTCGAGGAAGGCGTTGGCGTTCTGGTAACTGGAGTTTCGGCCACCGCATTTGTTGGTCAAGCTGCCGTCGTCGGAGATGCAACGGTCACTCTTACGGGGGTGTCCGCCAGCGCGCTTCTTGGACAGGTCACCGTTCAAGTCAGTACAAACGTCAGCGTTATCGGCGTTTCGGCGACGGGCCAGATTGGTTCAGTTGCAATTACGGGCAGTACAATCGTACCGCTCACGGGAGTTTCGGCGACGGGCCGGGTCTCTGGGGTACTCGTTTGGGGCGTTGTGGATGACAATCAAACCCCCAATTGGGTTATAGTCAACGATGGCAACACTGTGATATGGACGCAGGTGCTTACATAGTAGGATGGAATTATGGCTAGTACATATTCAACTAACCTAAAGATTGAATTGCAAGGGACCGGTGAGAACTCCGGCACTTGGGGCTCAATCACCAACACCAACCTCGGAACCGCCCTAGAGCAGGCCGTTGTCGGCTATGGAAATCCGGACTTTGCCACGGATGCCAATCTTACCCTGACTTACATTGATTCCAACGCAGCCCAAGCGGCGCGCGCTTTGGTGTTGAATGTCACGTCCACAGGGAGCCTTTCCGCTACCCGCGAACTGATTGTTCCGACGATTCAAAAACAATACATCGTCCAGAACAACACGAGCGGAAGCCAGAGCATTACGGTTAAGACATCCGCAGGCACTGGCGTTACCATCCCGAACGGCCGCAAAGCGCATCTGTATGTAAACGGCACTGATGTCATCTACATGGATGACTACGTGGACATCAACGGCGGTGCGATTGACGGCACTCCGATCGGAGCAAACAGCGCTTCCACTGGCGCGTTCAGCAATCTAACGGCGACTTCTGGGACGGTGACTACGCTTGCCTCGACCTCGGCAAACATCACCACGCTCTCCGGAACAAACTTCTCGGCTACCAGCCTGACTTTGGGAAATGCCCTAAAGGTGGGACAAGGCGGCACTGGGGTTTCTTCAACCCCCACTAACGGTCAACTCCTGATCGGTGACGGGGCTGGATTTATTCTCGGAACCCTGACCGCAGGCACTGGTGTGACGGTCACAAATGCCACGGGCAGTATCACCATTGCCGCTACTGGCTCGGGCGGAACGGTTACGAGCGTAACGGCCAGCAGCCCGTTGGCTTCTTCGGGCGGAAATACCCCGAACATTAGCATCAACTCCAGCACTGGATCTGGTGCCGTGGTTCTTGCCGATGGTCCTACTATCTCCAGCGGCACGATCACTACGCTGACGTCGACCACAGCGAACATCACTACGCTGACCGGTACAAACTTCGCAGCCACTAGCCTAACGCTGACGAACGCTCTCAACAGAGCGCAGGGCGGAACTGGCGTATCGACTGCACCCACCAACGGTCAGATTCTGATCGGTAACGGTACTGGTTATACGCTGTCTACCATTACTGGTGGATCGGGAATCATCGTCACCAATGCAACAGGCAGTATTTCTATCTCTGCCTCGGCCACTGGCGGTGGACTGCCGACCGTGGTGGTTACGGCTTCGACGGCGATTTCGGCAGCGGCTAACTTCCATTATGTACTTACCGCGACTACTACGGCCACGGTAACCTTGCCGACCTCGCCTGCTCTTAGCGATACGGTATATGTAACAGTGCAGAATGGTTTATTGACGAACGTTGTTGCACGCAACGGGCAGAATATTCAGGGTATTGCAGAAGATATGACCTTGAACGCGCCTTACGCTGCCGTACAACTTCGCTTCTCTGACGCAACTAGAGGATGGATCTTAGCATGAGCGTTTATTCACAATTTAATACGATGCCGACTAACCCTCGGGCATTGGAAGTTATCACCTCTACTCAGAACTGGACTCCTCGTTCGACGGGATGGGTCAACTTCGTCGTCATCGGTGGCGGGGGTGGCGGAACTGGCGGTTTTAATCTATACGACAACAATGGGACGGTCACCAGCTCCTCTAACGGCAGGGGTGGTGGTGCTGGTGGTTTGGCTATCAAATCCATTTATGTCTCAAGAGGTCAGTCGTATACGATTACAGTTGGCGGCGGCGGTGCTGGTGCAACTAACGGAAACAATGCCTCTACTGGCGGGTCCACTAGTGTCGTCGGCCCCGGAATTAGTCTTATTGTGACGGGCGGCGCTGGAGCTAACAAAAACGTAGCGTCTACGGGCGGCACAGTACCTAATTTGAATAACGCTACTTACGACTTTTACGCCCAAGGTGGCGGAGCTAATGGCTATGGTGGTGGCGCGGTTGCTGTTTACGGAAACACCGCATTTGCAACTTCAAACGGCAGCCAAGGCGCAGGAGCCGGAAGTCCCTCGGGATACGGGTTTCCTGCGGCATTAGGCGCTAACGCCACCACAAAAGTTCCGGGGGTCTCTTCGGAAGGAACGATAGTAAATACGTACTCGGCCGCCACCGCAGCTGCAAATTCTGGTGGTGCCGGAGCGCCTGTTAGCGGTCCCGGTGCAAACTCCTACACAATTACCCCTGCATACCCCTCTGGCGCATTTGCTGGTGGTAGTCAGGGAAATCAGGGCGGTTACATCTTTAACTACGGCGGAAGCGTAGTTGGGGTAGGCGGAACGCCCGGCACCGGGGGCGGTGGCGGAGGAGGATACGGCGATATGGTTACCGCCTGGGTAACGTATCAGGCGGGGGTTGCAGGGGTCGGTTCGGCTGGTGGCGCTGGATGCGTTATTGTGGAGTATCTCTAATGGAAAACGTGTACGAGGTGTTCGATACCGACGGCAAGTCGCTCGGGCTAATTGTTGCTACCGAAGAGGTGGTGAACATGAAATACCCCGGCAGGTATCAGTTTGTTCGAGAAAACAACGCTCTCCCGCCTATCGTTACTGTAGAGGCAATGAAGAAGCGTTTTACCACGGACGAATTCAACGCTCTGACGGCTTTCGTTGCGGCGGCGGAACAGGCCCAGCAGAAGACACGTCTTGCAACGTTCTTAGACGCAATTAACGCTGCTAGTGGACAGTATTG